CTGTCAATAAGACTCCTTGTCTCTTGCTCTGCAAGAATACGGGAGACTTCCTCCCTTATTTCAGCTTTTTTTGACAACCTAAAGCCTTGCTTGTCAGCACTCGTTCCGGCTTTATAGCCGGCTAGTTCGGCACTCTTGCCATTCGTGTAGCCTTTAGCCTTATAACGAGCAAATAAGCGTTCTTTAACGCTTAGTCCTTTGTTATGTGCTATAGGCTTTTTGTCTGTCATGTAGGTATGGTAAACCATACCTTTTCGTATATCAATACGCTTCCTTCGGTAACCCCACAACCAACCTGTAGTTGACAGGGATAATGTCCATGTGTTTATAATGCACACCGAGAGTGATGGCTAGATGTTTAAACCCCCTGAACGTAGTGAAGGGGGATTTAAACAATCTAACCTTCCAAAAATTTGTTTAATCAACTGGAGAAAAATATGAAACATATTTTGAGTAAAACCCTAGCTTCGCTTGGAAATAAGTATGGCGTGGTTTGGAGTATCCTCTTCGATACCGAAGATGATGAGGTCGGCTATTGGATAGCTGACATAGGCACAGACGTGCCGGATGGAGAATATACGCTTGTTCAATCTTCGATTGCGGAAAGACACAAACGTAATAAAGGTTCATGGGAAGATGAATATATATTCCATGACTTCGTCTCTACTTCAAAAGTAACTGTCAAATATGGGATATTTGATGTGGAGAGTGTGATGAAGTGTACGAGTGAGTGCCTAAAGGAAAGTGGGTATCATGGGTACTTCATTGAATCGCTTGAACTTAGGGATTCTGGTCAACTGGAAGTTGGCATAGGATCGTAATTAACCCTGTTTAATACACTCCCTAACCGAAGGGAAGGGAGTGTTTAAACAAACTGGAGAATAGTATGGAAAATTATACTGATCGTGAAGCTTACCTAACCGAAGGTGCTGATCAACTGGTCACAGACTTGTTCCTTGAACAAGGCTTGCTAGATGAAATGCCGAAATTTCGTGTTAGCGTAGGCTATGCACCACGCCACAGAGGTGGAAAGGTGCTTGGAGTCTGCATCAATGCTAAAGCATCAGCAGACGAACACTTTGAAATCTTTATCAATCCTTCGATTGATGATGGCTTTGAAGCGTTGGAAATCCTGTCGCATGAACTTGTTCATGTAGCAGATAAAAATGAGAGTGGACACCGCAACCGCTTTGCTCGCTTTGCGAGAAAGATCGGACTTGAGGGTAAGCTTACATCTACTCATGCCGGAGAATTGCTTGGAGAACGCATCAAGGATATATGCGAATTGCTTGGCAAGTATCCACATGGAAAGATTGACTTAGACCTTACCGGTAAAAAGAAGCAAGGCACTAGGATGCTGAAAGTATCCTGTACTGAATGCGACTTCCACTTCCGAACTTCACGCAAAAACGTGGACATGATAGACATGGATACTGCGCCATGTCCGGCATGTGAGAGTGAAGGCTCTCTGTTCGCTGTTTAAACGTAGTTTAACTGGAGAAAAATATGAAACTATCCACAGTTATCAGCATAGCGGAAGGTGCATCTGCCATGCTTGGATTCCCATGCACTAAGGAAACGCTGTCCGAAGGAGAACGCAAAGTCTTGAAAAGACTCGCTGTTGCCTATGGTCAACGTGCTTCGCAAATGTCAGATGAGGAATTGATTGAACTTTACAATTCGATTGATATTTCAGCTTTGAAAGCTGACCTTGATGATGAGGACTCTGGTGCTGATGGCACAGGAGAAGGCACGTCTGATGATGACGCAGAGAGCGAGGGCGAGAGCGAGCCTTCTGATGCGTCAGAGAGCGAATCTGATGCAGAAGGCACTGGAACCGAGCCGGATGTTGACGAATTCCAACCCACTAATGCTCTTGAGGAGAGCATTGTGGAAATCATTAAAAAGGTGCATCCTTCGCTTGAGCATGACGAGAGCCTAGACGTTGATAAAATCAAGGATTTAATCAATGAGCATGGCGTTTCTACTGTAACAGTAGAACTCAAGAAGCCATCCGGAGAAATCATCAAGGATGATTCGCTCAAGCATGAGAAACTTCCGACTGTTCTCAAAGCTTTGCTTCGTGGCGATAACGTGCTTCTCGTAGGTGGTGCAGGTAGTGGTAAAACCACTATGGCTTCACAATTAGTGAGCATGTTGGGACAAGCCTTTGAGCAAGAGGATTATGCCTTTGGCATGTCCGGTGCTATGTACCAAGCTTACGAGGTAAAAGGCTATCAAGATGCAACTGGCAACTACGTTGAAAGTAGCTTCGTCAAATGCTTTAGGGATGGCGGTCTATTTCTCTTTGATGAAATAGATGCATCTAACCCTCAAGCACTGGTGGCACTTAACGCTTCAATGGAAAATGAAGTCGCAGACTTCCCTTGCGGAGTGGTCAAACGTCATGCGAACTTCCGACTGATTGCCTGTGCCAACACGTATGGCAAAGGTGCAGACAGGGAGTACGTAGGCAGAAATCAACTGGATGGTGCAACCATTGATAGATTTAAGCCAATCATTGATCTCGATTATGATGAGAAGCTTGAACTCGCTATCAGTCCGGATAGAAACTTCACTAAGATTGTGCAAAAACTTCGCAGAGCGAAAGACGAACTGCGTATAAGGCACATCATATCTCCACGTGCAAGCATCAAGGGTGGCAAAGCCATTGTAGATGGATGCGAACTTGAAGATGTGTTAGCGGAGTATGTGTTTGGTGGATGTGATGCTGAAACGACTGAACGAATCAGAAGCGAAGCCGGTGTATAACAACGTTTAAACAAGGAGAAAATTATGCCTAGTTTTAGTTTCCAATATGAAAACTTTGCTGACTTCATAAATGAAGTAGCGGATGAGTCCATACCTACGTGGGAAGGCTATCGTGCTTCGCAAGAGAAGTCTGACGACTGGAGTGGTAACGTGAACGTTAAGAAAGCTGTCAAACTGGCTCGCTTTGGATGGCGTGAGGGTAGAGAAATGATGCACACAGAATTGGAATTGGCACATAACGCTACCGCCTTTGAACGCTTACCTTCCTTCGCTTATGACGTAGCCGGATACATGCCTAACGTACCTCTATATGTAGCCGGATGTCCGGCACACATGATGAGTCCCATAGGAAATGAAAAGGCTCAATCGAAAGTGGTGGAAATAAAGGTCAACATATCAGCAAGCTGTGGGAACAGTGCAGAGGTGCTGATGCGTAGAGGTGCAAGCATTCTATCTCTGATAGACAAGCTTGAAGATGCCGGTCTATCCTGTCAACTCACTATCGTGGAGTACACCAGAGCAAGTGATAGGGGTAGAGGTCACTTCCTTATGGAATTTCCCATAAAGAAAGCCGGTCAACCTCTGGACATAGACAGATGTGCCTATGCCTTAGTGCATCCATCCATGCTACGCAAGCTGACCTTTGTGAAAACAGAGCAAACGCTGAAAGCGAAAGCCGGATGGCAAGGTGGGTATGGCAGTCCGGCAGACTTGCCCTATCACATGAGACATGGATGCGTGTACTTTCCTACAGTGGATCGCATGAAAGAAAGTGAAATGAAATACCAGATGGACAAGACCATCAGCATCTATGAGAACCAAACAAGCGGAAAGGATTGGGATGGTTCTTTACTGGATGATTAGTATGCACATACATCATAGGAGAACAAGAAGATGCTCTTGTTCTCCATGTGATGTACTTATTTTTAATAACGTTTAAACAACTGGAGAAAAATGAAAACAATTAAATCAAAACGCTTTGGTCATTGGGAACTACGCAAGAATGGCTTTGAGCAACACGACAAAACACCTAAAGAATTTATTGCGTGGGGAATGTCTATGGGTTACACACGAAAGGATGCAAAGAGACACATGCGCTTTCTGCGTGACCACGTAGAGTGTTGGTACAGTGCGGATGGTAGGTTCAAAGTTGCCAAGCAAGACTTAACTAAAGACTACCGAGAGGACTTGTTACATGTAGATGTAGAAGGTGTCACGTGGTTAAGTGTACGTATAGACAATGGCGAAACATACATGAGGGATTGGAAAGATTTTCAAGCCATCAAGAACGACCTCTGTTCTCCTACACGTGAAGCTTTTGAACTGTACCCAAGTGAAGAACGCTTGCATGACACAGATAACATATATCATATGTGGGTACTGCCGGAAGGACAACTCAATCCTGTAGGATGGACTGAAAGGGATGTGGATTACTCCACAAAGGTTTCTCCATTCCAACGAGCAGAAGATGAATAGTTATAAAGGTATATGAATGTATATGAATATACTTTATAACGTATGGAGAAAAATTTATGGAACTAAATCCGAGAGCAGATAAAAACTGCACGAAATGTTTGGGAACTGGTATCGCATCCGGACTTAATTTAATGATGGCTAAAGTTGTCGATTACCCTTGCGACTGCATGAAGGGTGTCGGTGTTGGCAAACTTACAGATGCAGAATGATGCTAGTTAGTTTTAACCAAACTAATCAACTAAAGGGGTGTCCTTGTGGACACAGGTACTTCCTCGTAACCCACATAGGTTACAAGTGGGTGCGTATCAAGCTTAGTGCCGGTAACAGACGTGGATGGCGCATACCTCGCAAGAAGT